GAAAGCCCCGTATGTAGGCAATCTGAAGTTTGCTACGAATGTCGCCCTCGAAGGATTTATTTGTAATGGGAATGTCTTCACATCAAGTAGCGCACAGACACTTACCTTTAGCGGAGCTGGATTAACTGCGCTACAAGATTCTGCCGGACGAAAAAGATTTGTTCTGAATGGAAAATTAGCGAACCCTGATACCTCTAATACCAACCTACAATATATTTTCAGCCCATCAAATGCTCAAGTCTATTTTGATAACGGCCCCTACAATGTAGTTACAATCCAAACTAATGTGATGCGCTTAGGCTACAATATACCCACCTCCACCGAACACACTCATGCTGATGATGGGTTTATCCACATCAAGAATAATTTTACTGCAACATCTGGATTCGATAAAGGGGGTGTTGTTCCTAACGCAGCACTTGATAGTGGTGTGAAAATAAAATTCGATACAACATCATTCACTTACACAGGGACCGTGTTTAATCCCATGCTCGCTACCTGCTATTATCGAGGGATCACTATCCCTACTACCGGAGATACTACCAACTATGGAGCAGCCAGCTTCATTACTTCCCATCACGGCATTGTCATCTTTGCTTCGGCAGCAGGTGACAAATGCTCTATCCCCGCAAACCAAATCCTCGAATGCTACTCACTTGAAATCCAGGGGGGCGCACGTTTAGTATCAACGTCAGCTGGTATGCAAGCAAAGATACGAACACAGAAACTACCTACAATCAAAGGAGGTTGGTCTTTCAAATCGTTAGCGCCCTATGAATTTGTATCTCCTAGAAATAACCCACATATCGCACAACCAGCTCAGGGAGGCACAGGGATCACAGGCTTACCTGCGGGCAACATTATCTTTGGGCAGGGTGAGCAACAACCATTCACTAGCCTAGCACCAGGAACTAACGGCCATGTCCTTACCCTGTCTAGTGGACTACCGACCTGGGCCGCTAGTGGTGGTGGTGGTGGCGGAATGACTTCGTTTACTCTTGCCGGTAGTAGTGGCGCAAGCCAAACTATTACTGATGGGAACACTCTTACTATTGCAGCCGGAACAGGAATAACAAGTGTTGCTTCTGCTACTGACACAGTAACAATCACAAATTCAGGTGTCACCTCGAACGTGGCTGGATCAGGTATCGGTGTGTCCGGTGCAACAGGAGCCGTGACCATTACAAATTCAGGCGTAACATCTGCGGTAGCTGGAACTGCAATAGGTGTCTCTGGTGCAACGGGGGCTGTCACATTTACTAACACAGGTGTTACATCCAATGTAGCGGGTGACGGTATTCATGTATCAGGCGCAACAGGCGCAGTTACTATTTCATCAACAAATACGGTGGCGGCGAGCGCACCTGCCCCCGCATTCAGCGCAGTTCCAGATGAGAACAACCCCCTTCCGTTAATGCCCCATAGTTGGATTCAGATTACTATTGGGGGGCAAGTGTATCATGTTCCAGCTTGGGTTCAAGCATGAGGTGTAAGAATGAGTAAAGAGAAAAAGTTAGGAAAGATTGTGTATATTCCACCGGAACGGTGTTTGAATAATGTTGAGATAGAGGAAACGCCGCATGGCTTCAAAGTGTATCAGAAAGGTGAAAACAGACCTTTCAAGGTGCTACCCTTAAGTGTCGTGCGTGAAGTGAGTTATACTGAGGGACGCGCATGAATGTCACTATTGAGAATGTAGAATTATGGGTTGGTGCTTTGGCCGCTATCGCTGCGCTTGTTGCCTGGGGCTTGAGAAAGTGGAAGGCTATGAACGCAGACGGCAAGGTAACACTTGACGAATTGATTGACACCGTGAAAGAAGGTGAAGAGAAAGTCAAGGAAACCGCTGAAGTTGTTGAAGAAGCAATCGAGAAAACAGAGTGAGGCTTATGACGTATTATTGCTCAAGTGCCGATGTAGCCATTCGGCTTGGGTTGGATGCTGCACAGCAGACACGATCAGCCAATAGGCTAACGAGTGTTATACGTCGAGCAACTGTTGAAATGGATATGACCTATCGTGATTATGGTAGAGCAGAACCTTCAAGGGAAACTGCTACATCAACATTGAATGGATCAGTAGCGGCAGGTGCTACAACTATTACACTTGTTAGCGCATCATCATTTTCCACAGCAGGTAACGGTAACATTGACGGAGATAACTTTGCATGGACGGGCAAATCCAGCAATGATCTCACAGGATGCACAAACATTTCTGCTGACCATGCTACTGCGGCTACTGTTCAAGAAGGAGAATTTGCTGCTGTCATGAGAGAAGTCTGCGCTGATATTGCAGCAGGTATGTTCCTTCAAGACGACGCTGCCTTGTCAAGTGATGCTGCACTACGCGCACCCATCTACACCGAGCGAGGCTACCGTCTATTGCACAAAACAGCCAAACTCGGAACGGTGGATTAGATGAGCAGATTCGGTGCGCGGGGCGAGACAAGAGGCCCAATCAATTTCCGTGTGAATATACGGGATGATGAATTGATAAACGCAATCCATGATTTTCAAACTGAAGGTCAAGATGATTTACGCAACCTCATACGTGAGATGATGCACCTTGCGCGTGAAGAATCAAGGGACTTGTTACTGAGCCAAAGATTAGGTTCAGACAAAGATGGGCCAAATGCAGGTGCAGTAGCAGGGGTAACTAACGATGGTTCAGTCAATGCTTATGTTGAAATTGCTGACAGTCTGAAGATTAGTGATGATGCACTATGGGTCAGACTCTTTTCTGATCCTTATCCTGGTGGTTTTCAAGGTAGTCGAGGTGGAAAGGTTGCTATGTATTATGCTGCCGGAACTTCCCAATTCCCTTACTCTCGAAAAACACCCCTCTTTGTCAAGTCATCAATTTATTGGTATCTCCGAACAGGAAGGAAGAAGGATGCAACAGGCTATCCTGGCGCACCAGGTAACGTGAATCTTAGAGCATGGTGGGCTATCACTAAGGATAACAAGAACAGGAACAAGTTCCCTGTTCATTTCAGAACAGATAGCTGGAGGAATAAGAACCACCCAGGGTTCGAGAGAGTTGATTTCATTAGCGTGGCTCAAGAATATATGGAACAGAATTTTGAAGAGAGAGTTGACCAATATCTGAGAGATAGACAAGGAGCGAGATGATATGCCGGTAGCAACAACGACAGAGTATTGGACGAGTAGGCTTGATGGGAATGATCCCGCATCACCTGTGGGTATGGATAATGCCGTATTCGCAGGTTCAGCTGGTGAAGCAGATGGTTTGAATTGGAAAATAAACACTACCAATGGATTAGGCTACTACACTCTCACCCCAACAACGACAGCCTACACTCTCTTTATTGCCCTGTCTTACACCAATAGTTCTGACCTACCCCAAGCTGGGACAGTATTGGCGGAATTAGACAACGGAACAAAAAAGGTATCAATTCAAGCAGATGGATCAGCAGGTAAGTTGAACATTGTCGGTGCAACTACTGAATCATTTGAAGGGCTTGACCTTATCATGGCCGACACCGATGCTATTCCTACTACCATTCGATTAACCCTGGCTACTGATGGTTCAGTCAATGCCTACCTGTGGGACATTATGGAGGATGACGCAGGGATCACACTATCGAAATCTTTAGCAGGTGCAACAGGTAGCAGCAAAGGTGTGAAGTGGGGGGCTGATGATGGTGAGGTAACATACTACACCACCTATCTTACAACTCAAGGTGTGTTTAATCCAGACGAACTAGCATTGGCTGACTATACTACCCATACGCTAATTCAAACAGCGTTTGGTATTATCAATGTGCTAAAGGAAAGTTCAAGGTTTAATTTGAAATCGGTAGTGCAGCCATCCTCAATCCTCTACGGCTATGACATTTCATCTGAGATGGGAACAAGAGCGCATCTTCCTTCAGTCAATGTGTTGATCCGTAGGATTGACAGTCCCGACCAATACGCATTAGCTGGAGCAGCCGCTCAATTTATGTTCAGCGTTGAGTGTTACATTGTTACCAAAGGAACCAACTATGTCAACGCCTATCGTCAAGGCATGGATATTATCGGTGAAGTGTTAGATGAACTCTATGCAAAGACAGGGCTTAAGGGTAGCACGGATAGCCTCGTAGGACACGAAGCAAGGCTTGATTCTAAACTTGACCCTGACGATCAGATATGTGTTCACGTTCTAACTCTCCGTTATATGCGTAGAATCCAATTAACATACCGCGCCGCTACGTCATAGACACCTTGATAAATCGTCCGAGGGATGAGTTTAGTCATTAGGAGGCCCTACACATGGCAGCACTAACTAACAGATATGTCACGCTTCAGAAAGAAGCGGCTTATGGAACCGAACCAACAGCCAGCACAGCAGGTCAATACCTGGGCGAATGTGATGATGAATCATTTGCGCAAAGTTTTGATTTGTTGACACGAACTGATATGGCGAGATACGGCCCTTCAAAGACTGTGGCCGGTTTGAAATATGGTGAAGGTGATGTGAACCTTCCTCTACAACTTGATGACTTCAACGCATGGTGTTTGTTCTCCGCATTCGGTGTTGATACCTACGCAGCGGGATCACCAAAGACCCACACCCTAACCGAGACAACCAATGATGCTCTATTCCCTTCATTCACAGTCCGTGTTGGGCGTGAAACCAAAGAACATACTTACACAGGGGCTTTACTAAATTCAGTATCGCTTTCAGCAAACATCAATGAATACGTGATGATGACTTACTCATTCGTAACCTGTGGAGAATCAAGCACATCAGCACTTCC